TCAGTTCTTTGTAATCCTGCTTGATGAAGATGGTCCACAGCGTTGCTTGATTACTATGTCTAGCACACAGCTGAAGAAAGCTCGCAAGTGGGTTACACAAATGCAGTCACTTACAGCAGAAGGCAAAAACGGTCCGTACACTTTGCCAATGATGTCACATAAATACCAACTGTCTAGCGTTGCTGAAAGCAATGATAAAGGTAATTGGTTTGGCTGGGACATTAACAAAGTCGGTCCGATTGACCTTTCTAATGTTGGTGATAAAGCCGTGTTTGAAATGGCAGTCGCGTTCGCCAAGTCTGTAAAGTCTGGTGAGGTAGAGGTTAAAGAGCAAGCCCCAGAGCAAACTCAAGCCCCTGCACCACAGTCACAACAAGACGATGATGATGTGCCATTCTAAGTTCAACTGCGGGGGTTGATCGCCCTGCGGTTGCGTGGAGGGGTAATGGGCAGTCTGACCCATTACTCGGGAGGGTAGCGTCTAGGTATTAACTAACACTACTCTCCCACCCTCTTTATTTTATACTGGAGTAATATATGTCTTTAGCAGAGAAATTTCTAAAGCTATTTGATGGTAATAAACGAGCGCATGGTGTGTTCAACCCTGACGAACAACGTGGGGATGGCAAGCGGCTTGGCGTTTATAAAATCATAAAACAGCCACCAACTGAAGAACTTTGGCAACAGCACTTAGATGGTAAGCAAGGGCTAGGCATTATTCCCATCAGGGATGACAACCTTTGTAAGTGGGGTGCCATTGATATTGACACATACGATGTAGACCATAAGGCACTCGTCAAGAAACTTAAAGATGCTAAGATAGTCGGATGGGTAGGGCGTAGTAAATCTGGCGGCGCACATATTTATTTTTTCTTTACGGATGCACTCAAAGCTGAGTCTGTGCAATCCAAACTTACCGAGTTGGCGGCTTCGTTAGGTCATGCCGAAGGTGAGATATTCCCTAAACAATCAACCATTCTTGTAGATCGTGGTGACACAGGTAATGGCTTGAATATGCCATATTTCAAGGGCGACCTGAGTACGCGGTCGGTATACGACTTTAAGGGCGAGCTTATGACCCCTGAAGAGTTTGTGACCAAAGCCACACGCTACTTGATCAAGCCTGAAGACTTTACTGGCTACCGTATATCCGAGCCAGAACCTAAGTTAAAAGATGGTCCCCCATGTTTGAATGAGCTTTGTCAACAGGGCTTTGGCGAAGGCTCACGAAACAATGCTCTCTTTAACTTGGGTGTGTATGCCCGAATGTTTGACGCTGATAATTGGGAAGCCTTGATACAGCGTTATAATGTTGAGTATTTGCACCCACCGCTTAGTCATACTGAGGTTGGCGCGGTTATCAAACAGTTACAGCGCAAGGATTATTATTACAAATGTGACGACCAGCCTATCAAACCTTTTTGTAATAAGGATATATGCGTTACTCGCAAGTTTGGCGTTGGTCCGGCTGGTGTGCAAAACCAGATGTCCAGCCTTACAAAGATTGATGGTGATCCACCTATTTGGATACTAGATGTAGACGGTCAGCGTGTTGAATTAAGCACAGATGGTTTGATTAGCCAGACACGATTCCAAAAAGATTGTGTAGCGCAGATCAATAAACTGCCTATCGCAGTAAGCCAAAGAGCATGGCAGACCAGAATACAGTTATTGCTGGATAATTTAACCATTGTAGAAGTGCCACCTGATGCTACAATTAAAGGTGAGTTTGAAGACTTGTTGTCACAGTTCTGTACTGATAGAGCTAAAGGTACAGACCGTGAAGACATATTGCAGGGCGTAGCCGTATGGGATGAGGGCAAAGTATTCTTCCAAGTCAAGGATATTAAAAAGCATCTGACCGTTAACGACTTTAACCATTACACTTCAAACAAGATAACTTTACGACTCCAGGGAATGGAAGCAGAAAAAATGTTTTGGCGTGTAAAAGGCAAAGGGATTCATGTATGGTCATTACCACAAGAGTTTTTTGCATCTAGCGACGAAATATTGGAACTGCCTGAACTGCCCCAACAGAACGACATATTATAATGAAAATTATACTCGGACCTCCAGGAACAGGGAAAACAACATACCTACTGAACAAGGTCGAAGAGTATCTTAGTAAAGGTGTCGCACCAGATCGTATAGGTTATTTTGGGTTTACTCGACGTGCCGCTAGTGAAGCTATAGACCGTGCTTGTGAAAAGTTTAGACTGCATAGGCGCGATCTACCGTTTTTCCGTACTCTTCACAGCCTTGCTTTTATGCAGATGGGTATTAACCATAACCAAATTCTTACCTCAGATAAGTTTACTGAAATCGGTGATTGGTTAAAAATCGGTGGTTTCTTTAATTCAGGGCTTACTGATCAAGGTCCGTATAAAGACTTTGGGTATGGGGATAAGTTCCTTGAGCTGATTAACATAGCTCGCATACAGCAACAGCCTCTGCGCGGCGTTTACAATGCCTCTACAGTGCCGCTAAAAACCGACTGGGCTAGGGTTGATTATGTAGACAGGGGGTTAAAGGCGTGGAAAGATAGATACCAACTGTTCGACTACACAGATATGCTAGAGCAGTTTTGCTACCGTCAGTTAGCACCGAAGCTAGAGGTAGTGTTTATTGATGAAGCGCAAGACCTGTCGCCACTGCAATGGAAAATGGTGCATTTGTTACAGGCTAACTGCAAAGAGATATTTATAGCTGGCGATGACGACCAAGCCATATTCCGTTATGCGGGTGCAGATGTAGACTATTTCATAGGTTTGGAAGGTGATGTCACTGTGTTGGATCAAAGTTACAGGATACCCGCCCTGCATCACGCACTTAGCCAAAAAGTAATTCAGCGCGTCGTTGATCGTAGACCCAAACAATTCAACCCACGGGATGAGGATGGGTTTGTCCATTGGCATCGACACTCCGAAGAAGTTAATATGTCCGAAGGTGAATGGCTGTTACTCAGCCGCACTACACGAGGTGCAAAGCAGATTGAGGAAGAGGTGCGTCGCCGTGGACATTTATACATTTACAATGGCAGTAAATCTATTGACGGTAAAGTTCTTGAATCGGTTCGGCTTTGGGAAAGCCTACGCGACGGTGGTATGCTAACTGCTGAACAAGTACGAACTGTCTACAGTCAAATGTTGTTAGGCACACAGGTAGAGTATGGACATAAAACCTTTAGTAAAGGACAGCCAGACCAGCGTTATGGGTTACAAGATCTATTGGACTTCCATGGATTACTGCACAGCCTTCCTTGGGATGAAGGGTTGGGCAAAATATCGGATAAAGATAAGCGTTACATTAAAGCCTGTCTACGCAAAGGTGAGTCCCTGACGCAAGAACCACGCATCCGAATCTCAACGATTCATTCAGCAAAGGGGGCTCAAGCAGATAATGTTATGGTTCTCACTGATACTATGCGTCGTTCCTATTCTATGTGGCGTAAGTTTGAAAACGAACATTTTGATGAAGCTCGCGTGTTTTATGTGGGTCTTACTCGCGCTCTACAACATTTACATTTGGTGCATCCCATGTTCAGCCGTGGCTATCAAATACCTGCGTGATTATTAAATTGTCAGGTTGACCTGTTATTGGTTTACATCCAACTGCTACACTTATTAAATATAGGTACAAACCAACCAGCCATAGAAGGGGCTAATTACATGGATGTTCCATACCTAACCAAAGAGCACTTCGTTACACTTAATGACCGTGCTATCCGCCGTAAGGCAAACCGTACCCTCAAGAGCAAGTTTCTTAACGCACTTGATGATACGTTCAAATACCCCATTATACACACAACGCTACACAACGACGTTGAGATGCGTTGTCAGATTGCGTTTAATGCAATGGGGGAAACTTGTTGGCTTGACATTTCGCTTGCCGACTTTGATGTGCTTCCAACTGTGGAAGCTGGTTATGACGCCTAGTTTTGTAGAAAGGAAACAATCATGGCACATATGGTAGAAACGATGGCTTATGCAGGACAAGTTCCGTGGCATGGGCTTGGTGAAAAAGTTGAGCATAACCTTACTCCTGAGGAAATGCTTAAAGCGGCTGGCCTTGACTGGACAGTTAGCAAGCGGCCTGTCTATTACGCTGACAAGCCTAACACTTGGAACCTCAATGACCCACGCGGTGAAGCCGAGATGCTTCGGGCTAACGACCATTATGTAGTGGTGCGCGATACCGATAACCGTGTGCTGTCGCACTGCGGCGAAGGGTTTGTTCCATTCCAGAACCACGAAACAATGTCCTTCTTTAAAAAGTTTACCGAAGCAGGACATATGGAAATGGATACTGCGGGTAGCCTTAGTGATGGCGAGCGCATTTGGGGCTTGGCTAAAATCAAGAAGGGCTTCAAGTTAGCGGGTGGCGATGAGATCGAGGGTTACTTGCTCATGGCTAACAGTCACAAGGTTGGCACTGCTATGACCGTTATGTTCACCCCTATCCGCGTGGTGTGTAATAATACGATTACCCTTGCGCTCAGCCAAGAGGGTATGACGGGTAAGTTCCGCGTGTTGCATTTACAAATGTTTGACGAGGAAATTATGCAAGCCGCTGAAACAGCACTTGGTATTAGTGGTGAGCAAATGACACAGTTCCAACAGCAGTCCGAGTTCCTTGCTAAGCAACGAGCTACTAAGGAACAGGTTGATAATTTCATTGCTGAGTTGTTCCAGCCTAAACTTCTTATTGAACGCGCTAAGTCTAATGAGGCCGACTTACCACCGCTTCATGAGGAGTTTACCAAAACTTCCCAGTCTATACTGGAAGCTATTGAAACTTCTCCAGGACACGATATGTCTTCAGCCAAGGGGACTTGGTGGGGTGCGCTAAACGGTGTGACCTATGTTATGGATCACCAAAAGCGAGCCAAGACTCGTGACCACGCCCTTAACTCCGCATGGTTTGGCAATAATGCCCAAGTCAAGCGGAAGGCTATGGTAAAGGCTCTTGAATACGCCAAAGCCGCCTAAGAATGTGGGGGTGGGCAGAAGCTCACCTCTCGCCCGATGCCCTGCTAGGAGAGAACTTTTAGTGGGGCATTGGAGTATTTAGGGCTTGCTTGATTCCCTATATATAGTAGAATAACAGTATAAGGCTTACAGAAAGGAGCTTTGACATGGCGGCAATCAAGACTTTTGCAGTATTGGAAAACCACAATGAATCTAACAGGAACGAGCCATATTCCTACTTTGTGTTCCCCTCATTGCGAGACCTTCGTAATTGTAAAGAGCTCAATGAGCATAGCATTGTGTTTTCAAATGTGGAACAATTACAAAACACATTCACTGAGCAAGAGTTACTCAGTGTTTTGGAAGCCAGTAATATCCAACGCGAGACTACTGGCTATTTTAATTCGCAGGGCGTTTACAAAGAGTTTCACAAAATTGTAGCGACTCGCGCGAAAAAATATAAACCTGTTGAAAAGGAGACTAAAATGCAGGTGAACACTCCGTCGGCTGTCATGCCTACACCAACCGTTACTGTTGATGTACCCAAGCAAGAGCGCACCGCTCGGGTTAAGTATGATCCACAGGCAACGATTGTTATTACAGGTTCTAACCCATACCGTGAAGGTAGCAATCGCTGGCATAACTTTGAAGCCCTTGCTAAGTCTGCTACCGTTGCTGATGCCTTGTCCGCTATGAAAGCGTTGACTCCTGGAGGCAACAGTGTTGATATTAAATTGGCGTTGGCAAAAGGCGTCATTAAGCTAGGGGACTAAACCTATGGAGAACATAGAAAGGTTCTTTTACTGGATAAATGAGCGTCACGCTATTTACCAAAAGCGAGCCAAGGGGGTCAACCCCCCTTGGACTGACGACCACATTTTGCAGGACTACAAGTTCACAAACCCCTTCCGTGAAAACGACCGTGTTACTGTTTGGATGCGCCAAAACTGGACTAACCCAAATGCGAACCGTTCGCACAGTGAAATCGTGTTTAATTGTTGTTTGTTTCGCATGATTGGCACAAGCGAGTTTGCCGAAGAACATGGGTGGGTTGACGAAGATAAAGGATGGAATCCCGACCATACAAAAGAACTTATTGAGGCTAGGTTGTCCTCTGGTTTGCGGACATTCACTGGAGCTTATATAATCACTAATCAAGGTCTCAAAGCTCGTAAATCGGAGGTCGTCGTTGACCATTTCCTCAAACCTATCTGGAAAGACAGGGTGCATTTATCGGGGGTCGCCGAGGAAACGCAATCGTTGCAAGCGACCCACAAAGCGATGGCTTCCCATCGGGGATGGGGAGGGGGAGGTTTTATGTCATACGAAGTGGTTACCGACCTCAACTACACACCTGTATTGGACAAGGCACAAGACCGTTTTAGTTGGGCAAACGCAGGTCCAGGAGCAAAGCGAGGACTGAACCGTATCCATGATAGGGTGCTCACTAAGTCTATGAACCAGACCCAAGCCAATACCGAAATGCAGGAGTTACTGGCTCAAGCACCAAATTACATTCAATCTCATGTCCCCCTTGATGCAGTAGATATGCGAACTATTGAGCATAGCCTGTGCGAGTGGGATAAGTATGAGCGTGTGCGCCTTGGACAAGGTAAGCCGCGCAGTAAGTATCGGGCTAATGTTGGAATGTGGTTGGAGGCTCCTAATGGTGGGGTGGTGTAGAAATGTTGTGTCCAAAATGCAGTGGCAAATCAACCGTCGCAGACAGCAGACTTACAGCGGACAAATCAGTCCGGAGGAAGCGAGTATGTCAGAAATGCAAGCACATCTATCGGACATTGGAAGTATTAGAGACATCCAAGCCCACCGTGCCGAAACCGAAGCCCGAGCAACCGAAGCCAAACAAAAAGAAACGGTTACGGTCGAGGACGAAGCCACAAAAGGTTTTTAGATATACTGAAGCAGACATTGACAACCTAACCGATGAAGAGTTAGAAGAAGCAATGGCCTCTGGTTCAATAAGATTTGATGAGGATGAGTTATGATACCTATTTTTATCCCCACAAGGGGTAGGCTCAATAAGCAAACTACTTGGGAAAGTATTGGTCCGGAAGCAAGAGAAAGTGCGGTTCTGGTTTGCCCACAAGAAGAAGTGCAAGCACATATTAAGAATGGTCGTTACTGCCTGAACCGTGGTGAAATCAAGGGCATAAACAATGTCCGCCAATTTATTGTAGATCACGCAGTGGAGCAGGAGTATGATAAAATTGTTATTTTGGATGACGATCTTATATTTGGTCGCCGCGCACATGATGACGCACCTAACTTAAGGAAAACTGAGCAGGGTGAGATGCACGAACTGTGGGAGCGCATGGAATGGCTGTTAAATAATTTCACCCATGTTGGCCTCAGCCCACGCCAAATGAATGATAAACATTACCCTGACAGGGTGAAGTATGGGATGCGGCAAAACGCTGTCCATGCCATACGCCCCCATGTTCTCCAACAATTAGGCATACGCTACGATGCTATGGAGTTAATGGAGGATTACTATGTAACCCTCAGCCTATTCCAAAAAGGGCATGGTAATGCGGTTATTGTAGATTGGACATGGGATCAGCGTGGTGCGAGTGGCGCGGCTGGAGGCTGTAGCACAGATCGCAACGCTGAAATGCAAGAACGAGCCAGCCGTGCTTTGGAACAAGCCTTTCCGCTGTATGTGAAAGCATTGCAGAAAGAAACCAAAACAGGTTGGGAAGGTATGAAAACACGGTGGGATGTCCGTGTTCAATGGCGAAAGGCGGCTAAAGATGGCGGAGCAATCTAACTTTTATCAAGACCCACCAAACTCTATTCAGATAGAGTTTGTGGAAGGGTGCAACCTTGCTTGCTCATTTTGCGGCATACAATCTATCCGTGAAAACGAAGCTGATGGTCCGAGTAATTTGCACGGCAAAGCATCTGCCCCTTACAAAAATCTGCATATCCAAACTGCTACCCGCATTTGTGAGGAAATTAAAAGGGCAGGGTGGAATCCACGCATTGAGTTTGCTATGCACGGCGAGCCCACTATGCACCCTTTCTTTATTGAAATGGTGGGGCTGTTCCGTAAAGAGTTACCCAGAACACCACTTATGATGACTAGCAATGGTGGTGGGTTGTTGAAAGATACAGAGGAAACGGTCAACAAACTTATGGATGCAGGGCTAAACGTTCTATTCCTTGATAACTACGACCGTATTAAAATCGTAGATAAAATCAAGGAGCGTTACAATGGTCCACATCCCGTTTATGAATATCCCGCCGACCGTGCCGCAAACCCCCACCGTAGACGAAAAGTTACAGAGCATGATATCGTTGTTGGCATGGATCTTACATTGGCTACAAGTGGAACTCATGCCCAAGTTAGCAACCATGCTGGAAATGCTTTTCCATTGAACCACGACCAAGATGGTAAACGCTGTGCTAAACCCTTCCGCGAAATGTCTATCCGTTGGGATGGCAATGTAGCTGTATGCTGTAATGATTGGGTGGGATGGTATAAGTGCGGCAATATAATGGATACACATATTGAAGATATTTGGCAGGGGGAGGCTTTCCATGCGGCGAGAACCAAACTGTATCATGGGCAACGCGATTTCGGTCCTTGTAACGGTTGCGACAATACCACTCTTCGTAATGGATTGTTACCTGACCGCATGGGACGCAAGACGTTACCCGAGCCTACAGAGGAAACAGAAACTGCAATTAAAGAAGCATTGAATGGAGGAACATATACTAAGCGTGTTAAGAAACATTTTGACTTTATTTAAGCCCCATACAGCCGCCAGAAGGTTGCTTTTGGTAGTTGGGTAGGGCAAACTAATATCAGCCGCTCGAGCGGCTTTATAGCCCCATAGAAAGGTGGTTCAATATGGCACTATTTGGCAAAGCCCCAATGAGGGGTATGCACACTTTCACCGCTGTTAATGTCAGTGATGCGTTATGGCTGGTGAAACAATCCCTTGAAACTAGCGGTGTTGAAGTAAACACCCGAAACGGTAAAGCACTTGAGTTCCGTGAGCCTTGTGCGATTACTTACAATAACCCCCGTGAGCGGGTATTGTTCTATCCGCAACGCGACGCTAACCCTGTATTCCATTTTATGGAAAGCCTCTGGATGTTAGCGGGTCGTGAAGACCTTGAGTGGATCCAGCGTTATAATAAACGGATGGGTACTTATAGCGATAATGGTAAAATCCTCCAAGGTGCATATGGCTATAGATGGCGTAACTATTTCTATAAAGATCAATTGGATATAGCTGTTCATAGACTTATGACCTATGAAAACGATAGACGAACTGTTTTAGCTATGTGGGATCCTGAAGGTGATTTACGCAAGGATAATGGGTGCAAAGATCACCCTTGTAATACGCATATATATTTCAGCGTTCGCGATAATAAGCTGGACATGACGGTATGTAATCGCAGTAATGATATGATCTGGGGTGCGCTGGGAGCTAACGCTGTCCATATGTCCATTCTGCAGGAATACATTGCGGCACGGATTGGCGCACAGGTTGGGATTTATACACAGTTCAGCAATAACCTCCATGCGTATACCGAAGTGTTGGAGGGGCTTGATGGAATGACCCCTGACTATGATTCATATGCTAGTCGTATGATTAAACCCTCCCCGCTAGTAGATGACATAGTTACCTTTGATGAAGAGCTTGAGTGGTTTATGGAAGACCCCGAGAAACCCAGACCATATACTAACTCTGTTTTTAGCGAAGTGGCACAGCCTATGCACAGAATGTGGGTGGCATGGAAAGCAAAAGAAATTTTCCAAGCCATGGAACATTCTAAAGACATAAAGTCAGATGATTGGCATTTGGCGTGTTACGAATGGCTAGAACGGAGAAAAGACAAATGGATGGAAACTTTGTAAAACACGAAAGTCACGAGGCTTATATGACAAGGCGTATGCGTGAGTTAGAGGAAGAGGAGTATCTTAAATTGGCTAGGAACGGTGAAATAGATGCCGATGACTACAGTGCCATTATCAATAAGGTGCTAGGTCTGGCTAATGAAGATGTGGAGGGCTTGCACATATCTGAGCAGTCCTATGGCAATAGTTGGAAACAGCGCGGCGGTGTCGGCGCGTTTATGATGTTAGCTCGCAAATGGGACAGGCTTGAAAAGCAAGTGGGCGAGTGCAATTATGATGTGTTCCAAGCGGCGTTTGAAGACAGCCGTGAAGAAGGTATCCTAGATGATATACGCGACCTACGGCGTTATTTGTTTCTTGTTGAGGCTGAAGTAAGGATGCGAATCGGTGACAAAGATGACCGACAACTCGAACTCGAAGTTGGATGAGCCTGTAGTTGCTGAGTGTGAGTGCAAGGGTGAGGTTAAACACCTCACCTTTCGCAACCTCAAAAACAAATGGCCTCATTGTTCATGTAACCAACCTATGAAAGTAAAAGCGGATGCAGTTCCCCTTGTTCACACCTCCGACTGAGTGGGTTATGCCTGATGGCTACCCCGACCTGTCGGACGCTAGAGAAATAGCGATTGACCTTGAAACACGCGACCCTAACCTAACTACGATGGGTAGTGGATGGCCTCGTAAAGATGGCTATGTCATTGGAGTTGCTGTGGCGGTAGAGGGCAAGGCTTGGTATTTCCCTATCCGTCATGAAAATGGTGGTAACTTTGATGCAAAGCAAACCCTGCGATGGCTCTCCGACATTGTTTCTGTTGAGCGTGATTACATTATGCACAACGCTATGTATGACCTTGGTTGGCTGTGGGCAGAAGGTATTGAGGTTAGAGGCCGTGTGATTGATACGATGATCGTAGCCGCCCTGCTTGATGAAAACAGGTTTAGTTACGCATTGAACGCACTTGGCAGGGATTACCTAAACGAACGCAAAAGCGAAAAAGACCTGTATGAAGCCGCTAACTCTTTTGGTGTAAATGCTAAGAGTGAAATGTGGAAACTGCCAGCCCACTTTGTCGGGCAATACGCAGAACAGGATGCCGCACTTACGCTGAAACTATGGCAACATTTCAAAGGGCTTATACTAAAAGAAGACATTGCTGATATATTTGATTTAGAACTCAAAGTGTTAAAGGTCGTCTTCGCCATGCGTAAGAAGGGTGTGCGGGTAGACCTTGAAAAAGCAGAGCAGTTAAAAGAGTATTTGGAACGCGAAGAACAAAAGGTTCTAGTTGATGCGGGTGGGCAAGATATTGATATATGGGCGGCGGCGAGTATTGCTAAAGCCTTCGACGCTAATGGGCTGAAATACCCTAAAACGCCCAAATCAGGACAGCCTAGCTTTACTAAAAACTTTCTAGCTAACCATGCCCATGACTTGCCAAAGGCCGTAGTTCGAGCTCGAGAGCTGAATAAAGCTAGAACCACATTTATAGACACCATACTGAAGCACCAACATAACGGTCGCATTCATGCTGAAGCACATAGCCTCCGCAGTGATGATGGCGGCACAGTTACAGGCCGTTTCAGTTACAGCAATCCTAATCTACAACAAGTGCCAGCACGGAACGCTGAAATTGGTCCGATGATTCGTGGCCTGTTTCTACCAGAGGAAGGTGAGTTGTGGGGGGCATTTGATTACAGTAGCCAAGAACCACGCCTCGTTGTTCACTATGCCAGCCTACTGAAACTGCAAGGCGCACAGGACTTTGCCGACCAGTATAACATTGATGCTAATACCGATTTCCACCAAATGGCGGCAGATATCGTGGGAGTGCCGCGCAAGCAAGCAAAAGACATTAACCTCGGCCTATTCTACGGGATGGGTAAGAATAAACTGGCTGAGCAGTTGGGTTTGGAGTTTGATGACGCTAAAGAACTGTTTGCCGAGTACCACGGCAAAGTGCCGTTCGTGCAACAGTTAGCTGATTATGTGATTCACCGTGCATCTAACAAAGGATTGATACGCACCTTGTTAGGACGCAAGTGTCGTTTTGATAAATGGGAGCCAAATGCTTATGGGACATATAAACCCATGACCTATCAAGATGCTTACGCTGAGCATGGTCCGGCAATCAAAAGGGCGTTCACATACAAAGCCTTAAATAGATTGATACAAGGCAGTGCCGCTGACCAAACCAAAGCGGCGATGGTTGCCCTGTATGAAGAAGGCATCACGCCTATGATTCAGGTTCACGATGAACTTGACATATCCGTTGCTGACCCTGATACTGGTACAAAAATACAAGAAATAATGGAAACCTGTGTGAATATGCAAATCCCCAGCGTTGTAGATGCTGAGTTCGGTCCGAGCTGGGGTGAAGCTAAAAAGACATTTAGCGACAAACCGTGGGCGAGAGGAATAAAAGATGGCGGGACGCCGATGCAAGACAACAACCAACATTAAAACTTTGATGACAGCATGGGACGCACAGTTTTTACTGAGGTTTCATACAGTTGCAATACAAGCTGAGAGGCAAACAGTGGGAGCACATTCATACGCAGTCAGTATATTGATTGACCAGTTATGGCCGGACAGTAGTAAACAGCTAATCATGGCGGCGTTATATCACGATGTGCCTGAAATGGTGTTGGGTGATATCCCAGCAACGGCGAAATGGTCGTTCCCCGAAGTCCTGCAAGCCTTTGAAAAAGCTGAAAAGAAAGTGATGGACGACCTTGGATTGACTTTTGTCCTAACGCCAGAAGAAAAGAACAGACTTAAAATGGCAGATATGCTTGAACTCGTGCTCTATTCCCATCGCCATTCTGGAGGAAGCGAGCAGATGAAAGTAATAATGCACACTGGCATCAATTATCTTTACAAGAAATTTTCAGACTTGCCTGACTTTGCACCTGTAAATGAAGTGTTAATCCACCATAACCTTAGTGTGTGATAAAAAAGATAAATTAAGGGGTAACATTCTGTTAACTAACATACTATAGTTTACATAGGTTAATTGTAGAAAGGATAGCCTATGTCACATTATAGTTGGGAAGATTACGAAGCAGAAATGTTTCTCTATGCCCAGTCGTATACCATTACCGAGTTCCTCGGTTGTGCCAAATACAAGACTACACCTTTTGACGACCTTGACTTATGTGCCGATACTTACAGGCAGATACGCCATGAGTCGCCTAACCGTAGGGTGCTTGTCTATGCTGTGTGCCATCCACCTAATCGTGCATTGCCTGTCAGCCTACCTATTGCCGAGCACCGCCTACCATGAACATTTTCTGGCTTTCCATGGATCTTGAGCAGTGTGCTCAAATGCACTGCAAAAACCACATTACCAAAATGCCGCTTGAAACCACGCAGATACTATCTACTGCTCATTGGCTCAACGGTACAGAAGGTCCGTATATGCCTAACCATCAGCACCACCCATGCACGATATGGGCGGCGCAGACTGTAGAAAACTACAATATGACATGGAACTTAGGCTTTGAGTTATTCAAAGAGTTCCGCTATCGCCGTGGCAAACCGCACGGCTCCGAATCTATTTTCTTTAGTTTACGGTGTGCTCCACCAGCCCTTACAGCCCGAGGCTTTACCAAGTTCCCTCAGGCTATGCCTGTAGAGTATCACCATCATGATGTAGTTACGGCATACCGTGACTATTACCGTGGGGAAAAGCAACACCTCTTTGACTGGGAGTGTCGGCCTATCCCTGAATTTGTAGCAGACCTGTGTGCATAGGAGAAAGAAATGGACACAAATACTCACAAATCTGTAGCGATTGACATCCAAACCTACAACATTCTGTCTCAAATGGCTGAGGAAGAGTGCCGTAGTATTCCGATGCAAATCAAATGGCTCATTAAAAATAGCGGAAAGGAAACTGCCTCTCAATTAGCACTTCCTAGCCCTGAGGTGACGCCGATTAAAATGAAACCTAAAAGAGCTTTCAGTAGGATTATCACTACAGGAGCTTCAGCCGATATACTTGTCGCGTTCTACCTGAGCAGGGCGAGTATGTGCGGTAAAGATTTCCAAGACCAACCTGTAGATGACCCATCTAAAATCCTGTATTCGCTCGCTACACGCGGCGACCTTGTGCGGATTGGCAATGTGTCACCGTTCTACTACCAGATTACCCCTCAGGGTGTTGACCGCGCTGAGCGCATTCTTAAAGCAAGGAGACAAAACGATGGCTCGTAAGCAAAAATACACCGATCAGTTTATTCTTGAGGTGCTAACCGCACGGAATGAACAAAAGCTGACCCATAAAGAACTTAAGAAAAAGTTCAAACTCAGCCAAAACCAACTGAATTACATACTGTATTCCTTTAAAGAAAAACATCCCAGCTTGACTTTATGGGAACGTATTAAACGGTGGTTCTCATGAAACCTGAGTGGGAAATTTACAAAGCAAATACCTCGGATTGCGGGGGAGCATTGTCGCTAACGGAAACCGACACAATGTGGATACTCCACGGCTCAATGCTCTCTAAACCGATGGTCTTTGAAGAATTGGAGGGGCTGTTTAATTATGTGCAGTCCTTTCATGAAAAACCTGCAAAGGAGCGCACCGTTACTAAGATGCGCTCTGGCGATTCTAGTACACCAAAACACCCTTATGATAGAGATGAAACATATTGGGAAAAATTAGATGGGTGGAATCATGATGGATAGTAAAGAAGAATGGATCAGGAATACAGCCGCAGAATCTATTAGCTGGAAAGATTTTGCCGAGCGATTAGGTTGTTCATACCTGACTGCTCGCGCATGGTCTATAAAGTACAACCTTGATATACCTGACGGTAGGGTGGGCAACCCCTCTGGTTCGCCCGCAAAAGCCGAACGGAATCATGATATATGGTATCGGCGGTACACCCTTGGTGAAACCCTTCAGAGTATCGGTGACTGTTACAATATAAGTCGGCAAAGGGTTTTGGCTATTGCTCAGCGTGAAGCAAAAAGACTTGCCAAAGAGGTGTAAACCGCTATTATTAAATATGGCATTTAGTTTATAGAAAGGAGCTTGCCATGGTTGATGAAACAAACGCAATGGATCACTTCTCTCGTGTTGGCGGAGAAGTGGAAGGCATAGCACGGGAGTTGTATACTCTTGCTCGCTTGTATGCCGAGGTATCGTTATTTCATACTTATGTAAAAGCACGGTATCCTGATGTGCATCGGGAAGCTATGCTGTTCGTTGAAGAACACATTATGGAAAACGGAGGGGTGACCAATGACCAGTCTCTCCAAGCCTGAAATTATAATTGATGGACGACCGCGTCATGGTAGCCCACAGGATCGTGGTGGGGCTGACCGTTATTACGGTCGGCCTTACGAACCGCATTATTACAAAGGTCACACCTACCAAAGTGAGCGTGTTACTGAAGAATTTATGACAACAGCTCAGATTGAGGAGTATCGTTATGGCTACGAAAACGAAGAAGACCGTAAAGACTGGGGTTAGTCTTATTGGTCTCCATATCGCAACAGCAACCCCAAGGAGGAATAAATGGATAAACAAACTCTTACGCAGACTCCTTCCATACTGGAGTTAATTGTTTCATATGATTGGGCAAGCCCTACTCTTCCTGAGTGTGAGGCTTATGGTATCAAAGATAGGCTTACCAGTCGTATCACCTTTCTTGACCGTGGCAAACAAACATGGATCATTGACGGTAATATTATAAAAATCATAATAGATGGAGAGGTAGAAGAATATATGCTTACACCTGTCCACAAAGGTAAGAGGGGGTAGACAAATAACCTTTCTGGGCGGGGTGCATAGGGTTTGACCTCGTCCTAGCGTTGCACGACGCGGAACACAAAGCCGTGGATCTCTAACCATCCTGTCCCTCGCTGTACGTTTGTAAAGCAGGATGCGGTGAGCATAAGTAGGGTCTGCCTTAAACACATTGCCTACAAATCCACGGAACACCCTTTTTTATCTTTGAGCATTTAGTGTTTGCTTTCAAGCACTCACACTTTAATATTAAACTATAACCTTAACTCGCAGAAAGGAGTCTATTATGGTTATCGGTGGCTACAGCCTAAATCGTGAGTTTGACAGTATTACTGTTAAACATTACGAGTCTGGGTGGTCGTTCTTTATGCAAGGCGACGATGCTCAAACATTTCTCGACGAGTGGCAAAAGTGGCAAGACGCTGGTTACAGCAACTTTTCCCACTTCCTTTCAACCCATGAGTATGACACTCTGTTCCAATAGGAGGTAACAATGAATACTGAAACAACCCTTTCACCAGCCGAGTTTGCAACACAACTCGCACATTATGACGGCACAGATTATCTTCGCCGTTACGACCTTCCCCTTACCAAGCCGATGGCATACACGAATGGTGTGCAGTTCTTTATTGATAACTGCGGCGGTGGAGCCTACTGGTTTTTAGATATCGTTGCAACATCGATCAATGATCTCAATGAAGAGTTCGTCGTTGTTAACCTTATTGTTGAAGACGGTAAGGCACTTATTACTGCTGACGATGGCAACGGAAACATCCTGTGGAAACGCAAAATTGATTACACCGATGCGTTTGATGGGGAGTGGAAGTTCTACCTTATTAAATCGGATTCACCAATTACAACAGGAGGCGCATACAGCACCTTCCTATTGCCAAGGGAGTATTGAGTTATGGCACGATACAGCGCACAAATCTATATGCACGGCAGTCACGGTCAATGGCTGACGCCCATATACCCACGGATCTCCGACATTGCTCGGTATCTGCGTAAAGCATTTGATGCAAAATTATTTGAGCATCACGATGAAACGCAAATCAAGGAAGTGGTGGTAATCAAAGGGTCGTTTCGCAAAATGCCCACTATCCACGGCTATTATGATTGGGATGGCTACAGGCTGAAACTGGATAAAAGCAAACCCGCTTCTATCCACAACATACTTTACGGATTAGGAGATTGATTATGGGTAAAGTCAAAGCATGGATGATGGAACAGCAAGAAGAAGTGCAGTTCCAGTTCATAGAAGGCGAGATTGATGCTCGCCTCTGTGCAACAAAATTAGCACATCTTGGGATGGAGCCCGATGATATTGAAATGTGGATTGATGAAGTTACCGCCGAGCGAGCACAACGGCTCATGGATAAGGTGTTGGAATCAACCACTAATCTCGGTCTCCCGAATTGAGGCTTGCAGGATTGGATAAGATGAGTAACGATATTAATGCAAGAAGAGAGTCTACTCACTTTTTCTCCTCCCTTAGACTGGCGGCCACTTCGGTGGCCGTCTTTTTTGTCCCGACGAGTACAAAAGAGCCACTTTTAACCCTCATACATTATTATATAAGGGTAGCCAATGGTGGCTACATCAACAAAAGGAGGTAGCAATGGCTACACAATTTCTTAAAAGCGTAAAAGTCCTCGCTGATGGCAAGTTTTTCAGCGACCCTATCCTCAACGAAAATGTCCTCACCGTGGATATCAGTGATGACCAGTTTATTGCCATCACCACAGTTTATATTCCTCAGGAAGTTGGTCAGGTTACACATTATCTTTTAACCAATGTGCAGTTTGACGGGTATGGGTATGAAAGTTGCCGCAAGGTAATCTATGCTCAGGATGAGGAAGGGCAACAGTCCATCTATGATTACATTATAGCCTTACACGCTGACCGTTGGGCGGCATAACTCAATCGGGCGGGGGCATTGTCCCCCGCCCACTTTCCGGGAACCACTAACCATGATTCTATTTTCTATTCTAGGTGTGATAGGGCTACTCATCATCCTGCTCATTTTGGACTGATAACAATATTATCAGGACGAACAAAAAAGGCTACTTCCTGCCCCCTCACCCCTTATTATATATGGGTAGGCAGTAGCCTACAGAGTCAACCAACGGAGGTACAAATGAAGGTACAAATAGAAGATATATTACCAGTTGAAGGTTGCGACGAGTGTGCGTTTCTTACCGAAGCCTACGAATCGCCCACCTGTTGCATTGAGTGTGCTTTAGAACAAAAGGAGCAAAACAATGGGTCTTGATCAATACGCTTTCATTAATCCGCGCGAGGAAAAGCGCACTGACGACGAAGGTAAAGAGTACACTGTAAAATTCGCCCAAAAAGATTTCTATTGGCGCAAACACAGTCGCCTCCAAACCTTCATGGAAAAACGCTGGGTAGAAAAAACCGGCAAAGACGCAGTTGAGCTAAACTGTCAAGATATGGAGCTCAACCGCGAAGATATCATCGCTCTGGTAAAAGCCGTCAACAACGGGTACGCCGATGATTTTTGTGAAGGCGGCTTTTTCTACGGTCACCAATTCCAAGAACAAATAGTTCAGGAAGAAAAAACCACCGACCTTCACTTCTGTGAAGAAGCACTGCAAGCACTGGACGATGGGCAAAAAGTCATCTATCACTGCTGGTGGTAATAAATCAGGGGGTCATGGTCAACGCACCATGGCTCTCTTTCAGATATTCTGTCACTTTTATATATAGTACCTAAAATGAAATAACAGGTGAAGTGATACATCCGATATTACAATATACGATATCTGGCTATCTAATCAAAACAATAACTTATCATACAAAAGTAGATATTGAAGTTAAAACTTTGAGCCCCTACGCGAGCTTGGAGATTACACTTTTTTAAAAGAGTCGATTTCTATTGCGGTTACTATTATAGGAAAGTAGAGTGTAATTATGCCGAAAGCGAAAGTCACACATAAGAATACTCTGGACGTTGTTGCAAACCCTCGGGTGGAAGTAGGGCTGACACCCAAGCAAGAAAAGTTTGCAATGATTTACGCAACAGAGGAAGTTACGCAAACCGAGGCCGCACTTCGCGCTGGCTACGCAGAGTCCAATGCACACGCCATCGCAAGCCGTATGTTGAACGGACGGGACTACCCCCAAGTTTTGGAACGCATACGCGATATCAAGAATGAACTGCAACATAAGTTTGAGGTTACGTTTGAAAGCCACGTTAAGAAGCTGGCTGAGATCCGTGACTCTGCTTTGCAGAACGGGAACTACGCCGCCGCTGTCACTGCTGAAAAGTCAAGAGGCCAAGCCGCCGGACTTTACATTGACCGTAAGGAAATCCTAATGGGCAAAATTGACCAGATGGATCGCAATGAGGTTATGGCAGAAATCAAACGCATACAGCAAGAGTTCCCCCAACTGGTAGAAGCGACCCAGCCCACCATAGATGCGGACTTCCAAGAAATAGAAGTTCACCCGAGTGCCAACACCGAAGCCTGAGTCTAAATTATGGAAAGCCCTACGGGACGGCACACGCCACCTTGATGTCCATTGGGTAAGGATGGAGTCATGGGCGAGTCCAGGAGTGCCTGATGTCAACGGTTGCGCGAATGGCAAGGACTTCTGGGTAGAGTTAAAGGTTCTTACGACAAAGTCTGACAAGAAGTTCCCAAAGTGGCGTCCTCACCAGATTGCATGGCAGACCTCAAGAACTGATGTTGGTGGATGCGTTTGGAACTTGGTTCATCATCCCTCCTCCCAGACCCTATTATTTATGGATGGTAGGCATCTGGCACAGAGATTGATTGATAATGATCCCGCATACGATTACAGGATGGATTGGCCGAGAGACAAAGATGGATGGGCAGAGGTCGTAGATAGATTGATGAAGAACGACGAAGAGTGATCACTGGCTCCTCGTTCGTCGTCCATCGCGGTTGAATTCATGTGAAGTCGTGAGAGGTCCATGGACTTCTGCCGTTCTACCTTCGGCTATCATTTTTGTTCATTATGACAATTTAGGTGTTTACATAGGAAGGTCTATTTGCTAATCTATATGGGTAGCCAGCAATGGTGCTGGACTCGCAAGTTCGTAGAAAGGAACTTATCATGGCTAAAGCAGTCACTAAGAAAGTCGCTCAGGAAATCACTTTTGCAGGTATCAATGCCTTGCCTGAGGAGCGCAAGCGCGAAGGCGTAACGGCCGAGGACATCTTTAAGTTTGTCCAGGAACACGCTGGCGGTAATCCTAATAACGTAGGCGTCCGCATTGTTGCTGACGTTGACCCAAAGGCGGAACAGCCATTCCCCTTTGAAAGCAAGCGTACTCTGTATGATGCAGACGGGTCGCCTAAGTCTGTCCTACGCGGCAAGGTGGTTTGGCAATTGATCAACTCCGGCAAGGAAGCTGTTACCTTGCAGGATGTCGATATGGCTCACCGCTCAATTAAGGCGCGTCGTTTCCACGCTTTGCTGGACGCTCTTAACGGCGGACAGTCAGCCAGCGCGAAAGCGACATGGGGCAAAAACTTCGTGGAGCTTTATGTTATCCCAGCGTAAGCCACTCCACTCCAACGAGGGCGACCTTCGGGTCGCCCTTTTTTATTTGATGGATTGATTGATTGACAAAGAACGACGAAGATGAATCTCTTATTAGTATACATGAACATATATACTAATAATCAAAACCCCTCTGTCTGAGGTCGCCTGAACTTGCACGACTTCACTGAGTACAAAAAAGGCTCAGTGAGCACAAAAGACGCACTTAGCCGTGTAAACTGCTATTATATAGGTGTTGGCAATAACGCCAACGGCTACAAACGGAGTAACAAAATGTTATACATAGTTGATCATCATAATAGCTTTACTACTGCTATGCACATACACAATGTGAATGCAGTTGACCTCCTAACACTTATACAGGGTTTGCGGTTTTACCAAAACGTGTACATAAACTATGAAAAGGACGAGGACCTTTTTGACGCTGACGGTTGCCCAAGTTGGAGCAATCAGGACTGTGAAATTTTTTACCACGGCAAGGACGTCTTTACGGCTGACAGTAAACAAGAGGCTTGGTTTAAGTACATTGAGGGTAGCCAACCAAGTTGGAAAAAACTTGAGGCTAAACCGAACCTTCAGGAGCCCAATTTTGACGAACCTAACCGTTGGCATTGGCACGACATCAGTTAACACCAGCGGTAGGGCGACTTCGGTTGCCCTACCAACTTTTTGTAGCCTGATGGATGGATAGCGCATGAGCGGATTGATTGATTGATCTACAGCAGACTGATTGATTGATCTACAGCAGACTGATTGATTGATTGATTGATCGCCCGTTCTTCGCTATTCATTCCATTGATTATTAGATTGATCGCGGTTAGTCGCGCGGTTTCGGGGGCATCGCGGCGCAACGCCACCAGACAAATTTTTTATTGCGGGAGCCGCAAAATAGTTTTAGGGGTTTACATAACGTAACTAACCAAAAGGGGTTTGCAATGTTTATTGGCGCATTATGTGGCGTAATATTTTTATTAATTATTTGCGCTTTTTTATAAAAAAGGGGTTTACAAACATATTTAACCTATGGCATAAAATAGGGGCGGGGCAATGGTGCTACCGCACGTTAACCAAAAAAGGTGTTAAAAAATGGTTAAAACTACAACACAAGCGGCGCAGGCTTTTAACGGCGCAAACGGTGCCAAGGGCAACATTAACGTGGGGGCTATGGTAGCCTTTATAAATGCCAACGGCGGGCTTGGTAATGTTGCTTTGCAGCTAACACCAAACGCGCTAGCTAATGGCGTTATGTTTGGCGGCGGCGCGTTATGGCGCGCAATGCAACCCAATAAGCAAGGGCATATTGGGCAACGCGGGCGCATTTTATGGGCTTGCGTTAACGGGTTGCCAATGCACACCGTTAACGGTGTTACCGTGCCAAATTATGCGGGCGTGGTTACTAAAACACCAGCCAAGCTAGGCCAGCCCGTGTTGTTAAGCACAATACAAGCGGCGCACTTGCCAAGCGGTAGCAGCGTGTTTGCTAACGTAAATAGCGTGGCAACTAACCAAAACGCGGTAGCCGCTATACTAAACGGCGGGTTTAATTTAAGCGCACAAACAGCCAACACATATGGCACGGCGTTTGGTAAGCTGGTAATAGCCAGCTAACCGCTAACGGTGGCAGGGTGCCAAAGGTACCCTGCCGCACATTTGCAACACTGTTGCACTTTTGCAACACCCCAACCCCCCTTGCCTGAGGAGTGGTGTATATGCACC